CAAAAGGTCTTTCGTTAGTACGTTTGCATATCCGTATTCGAACTGAATAACGGCAATCTTACCTTCTTTAAGCTTTTCTTCAAACCCCTTCAATACCTGGAACTCGTGTCCTTCAGTATCAATCTTAAGGAAGTCAATAGTATCGATCTCTCTACTTCGACAATATTCATGACCACTAAGCATTATAAGAGGAACAACTTTTGGATCCACCCGTGCTAACTCAAGACACGGAGTAGTGAGTCGATCATTATCGGAATCAAATAACATGTCTCGAATCTCTGGTTGGGATGATAGCCCGAATGGGTTCGGCATCACTCTCTCATTTGGCCCGATATTCTTCAGATAATTTTGAAATACGTGTGGCATTGGTTCGAAGGCATGAATATTAGCATTCGGAAATCTCTCCATCACCATCTTTGTCCACTCTCCAATATTAGCTCCGACATCGAAAATAGTATTGAATTGAATTCCTTTTAGTTTGTCCATAAGCTGGACTTCGCCACAGAAGGTGAACTCACCCATAGCGTATTCTGTATTGTAAATATGATCAGCCATTATTATCCGTATCTACCTTATAAATGATATCACCATGGTGCCTGCACGTGATCGTAGTGTCGGCCCAGATATCAAATCCCTTGTCTCTTGCTTTATTACAGAAGTCCACGTCCTCTGAGAGTGTGTCTTTCATTTCGAGAGCATGATGATATGTGAACTGTGGATAACCCACTTCTTTGAGAACTTCAGTCTTAATCAAGCAGCATCCCAAACCGCATCCATCAATTGGTTCTAATGCGCCTACCAAGCTATCTAGAGTTAGGCGAAGATGACCTCCATTCGGCATTCGTCGATATAACTCAAGATTATGCTCTCCTGGAATTCTTTGAATATAGAGCCCAGTGACAATAGACTTATCGTGTGCTAGGAGTTTCGCTAGAGTGTCGCTTGGAAATGAGATATCATAATCAACACAAAAAAGATAGTCGAATCCATTAGAAATTGCATAGTGCGCGATAAGGTTTCTAACTTGATCGATGCAATATCCATAGAAGTGTTGGTAATAAACTGAATATCCTTTGGGGATATACTGCTCGTAAATCGATTTAAACGTATCAGCGCAGATGTTTTTAGCTGTAGGTATCGCTATTAGAATCGACTTTTTATTTCGATTTTTGAATATAGGAGGACCACTTCGTCCAGTGTTATTGATTCGGAGACCATTGGTCGAAGTCCAGATAAATCTATCGACTCGAGACATATCGAACTTTGGGTTCTTAGCTAAAATCTCATTAGCATTTTTAGTCTGTTCTTTTGAGTTGATCTTATAATCATTGTTCGAATGGGCGTCGTTATAGAGATACAAAATATCCCTCACGGCTCGAATCCCCGTTGGATCGGCTTTTTCGATTAGAGCATAGAATAGAGCAGAATCTCCTCCAGCCTTATAGTAATCTCCATTTCTGTCTTTAAGATCATTCTCATCTATTGAACCGAATAACTTTAAAGAAAAGGTTCGAAGATGAGTATACGGAATATTCCATGGGAACTTATATTTTCTGTACGAACCCTTTTCGTGAACTTCCCTTGGATACTCTTGAGCTACGAGTGGAATATTATCGGCCATGGACCACATTGAGCCGTATGTCATCTCGGCTCCATCGTGATAGAGTTGATTGATCTTTTTGAAGATGTTATTATCGTTGTTTAGAGCGTCATCACCGTCGATAAGGACAATGATATCATCCTTTAGCATCTCTTTTATGATTCGTATCTGATTAGCTAGGGCTCCTACTCGCTTCTCTCCAGCTTTATACTGAAATGCCTTGTCTAGAATATTGAAATCGGATAGAGCCTGAGTGCACGTCTCGACCGAATCATCATCGGACCCGTCATCTACAAGGTGGAGAGTGTAGTTTTCATAATTTTGAGAAGCGATTGATTCGATACACTTCCTAAGATATTGAGAAGCATTATAAAAAGGAACGACTACTTGTAGCGATTTTTCCTTTTCAGGGTAAAAGGCCCACTCCTCGGGGTTACTCCATCTCTTGTTGAATATCTCGTGAGTTCTATGGTTTATTCGTTGAACCTTGAGATAATCCTCCTTCGGAAGATAGAGTCCAAGCTTCTTGTAGAGGTGTTGCTGCCACTGGAGGATAACTTTATCCCACTCACACACCTCTCGCACTCTAAGAGCAGCGTTAGCCTTCTGTTGCCAGAGATACTTATTGGTGTGAGCGCTCACCACCATCTCTACAAAGTGAGCGACGTGATTCTCTTTATTGAAAGTATAAAGCACATTAGAATCGACTGGATAGTCCATAAGGTAGCAGGCCTCATCGATGGCCGTCTCTTCCATGGCTCCGAATCGACCAGAGATGACAGGAGTCGCATATACCAATGACTCAACCGTCGATATACCATAAGTCTCAGGAAATGACTGTGGGTAGATCATGAACCCCGCGTTAGCGATATGGTTCGCCACCATTTTCTGAGTAATAAGATTCGTAAAGATTACATCATTCTTATTCTCATGGAGCTTGATTAATTCGATGAGTTTATCATTCTGAACATCGGCAGTACTAAGTGGATACGCGCCGCCAATTACTGTCAGAATAGCCTTAGGAATACGCTCCTTTACTCTTGGCCAAACATCGTTTAGAAGAGTCTCCATTCCTTTTGAAACAGCAGCATTGAAAACGAACTTATTGTAGTCTTTATTAGTGATATCTACATCGCGCCAGATATTCACTCCATTTCGAGTGACCCAGATCTTTCGCTTGAGAACCTCCATCATTCGACGGTGCCCGTGAGTGCACTGAGAGATGTATGTGGTATGCCAATCTGAGAGAGTCCAGAGTTCATCGATCTTGCCCTGAACTACTAAAGCTTCTAGTTGGTCGTCTCCCTCACAGAACGTGTCGTGCATCCAGAGGACTTTGTGAGTGGCGGCGACAAAGCCAGTGAATGGTTGAGTGCTTCGAGATACAATCGCGACATCATACCAATCTGAAAACAGGTCAATTGAACTATAGGGTCTATAGTTGACGCCATCATATAGGCCTGATTTCGCGTCGAGTCCCTCGCAGTCATTATAAACGGTAACATCGTGTCCCAACTTTGCTAATTCGAGTGCAGCATACACGACGGCGGATTCAGAACCACCTAGAGCGCGCTTGAAAGGAGTAGATCCGTCATACGGGGATCCCAGACGGTCAATAAAGCAGATATTCATAGACTATAATATACCTTTGAAGGCCACAGCCATTATAACACAGCTATTTAGAATTGTCAATGCATACATGATAAATAATCGCAAAAGAGGAATAGGAATGGCGATTGATATCGGAGACAAACCCGTAACCCTTATACCAGACGTTACAGCTACATCAATTCTAGCCGTTCAGAATGATACTCAAGTCGTTAGAATCGATACCGCATCTCTATTAAATTCACTATATGATTTTGATGGTGGTGACGCTTTCACTCTAAGCCAAGATGTTACATTTATTCTAGATGGAGGAGGAGCATGAGTATTGTTGCTCGAGTAAGGCCAAGACGAGATACAACGGCTAATTGGACGAGTGTAAACCCAGTTCTCGAAAATGGCGAGATGGCCATTGATACCACCGCTAATCAGTTTAAGATTGGTGATGGTGTTACACCATGGATCGATTTAGATTACGTTAGATCCCCCGGACCAACAGGACCATCGGGACCGACTGGCCCTACTGGTCCGACTGGCCCGACCGGTCCAATTGGTCCCGATCTTATCGATAGTGATAGGGGTGAGATTACTGTTTCAGGAAGTGGTTCTTCGTGGAGTATTAAGAACACTGCGGTGCATATTGCCGACAAAGTTCAGCATATAGCCTCAAGGCTTCTTCTTCAGACTGCTCCAACCTCTATTCCGGTCGCTTATCTACGAGAAGGTGTGCGTCAGGCTCACTTCGTCTATATGGATTCGGCCACCTATACGAGTGTTACAACAAGAACACTAGCTATAGACATGGGATTCGATCCGAACCAAAATATTTTTGTTCCGGTAAATAATGACACGACTGGAGCTTCTGGTGCGTGGGTGTATCCATACTGGTCTCATGATATTTCTGGAAGATTATTTGGAGCCGTAGATGGTACTGATATCTATTCGGCATTTGTGGCATGGGCGAATGTTGTTTGGAATCTCCCGGCAGTGTCTGCTTCTTGGAATGTTACTGGAACTTCTGCTCTACCAATCAGCATTGGAAATACTACTGCATGCCTAACAAAGCGACTCCTTATCGCCGGTACTATTAATGCTACTGCTACTATGGATGTGTTGCTGACTGTCATCCATCCTAGTCAGCTAGATTTTAGCATATCTCTATTCGGTAATACCAGCAGCTCTGCGCCTCAAGCATGGATCAATCGAAAAGCTGGATATGGCCTTAGACTTACGGACTGTCAGAATGTAAGAGTTACTGGTAAGATTAATTGCAATAACTTCAAATTCTGGGGTGTTCTAGTCGATGATGCTATCGTAGTTAACACTAATAACAGCAATTATCTAATGCTTCCATACATTCGTGGTAATGGTTGTGGAATTAGCCACGCGGCAGGCGGCACTAATTCCATGACGGCCAACTGGAGCACCCCAACTAGGCTTGGTTCAAATGGTTCAATCTCACAGACTACGACTATTATTGTTGATAATGCACCAACCGTAGACGCTGTTAAGGCTACTCTGGGGTGGATATTTTGGATCAATGGATATCCCTACGCTATTAAAACGATGGTAGATAATGGAGATACTACGTATACTCTAACTCTTTACGCTCCTTGGCTCGATGATACTTCTTACGCTTCTGGAACTGGAACCGGTTCAGGATACTACACGGTCGGTGGTGCGTGCTGGGTTAGAGGTAGCGACACCAATGTTGTTCCTGTTGAAGCAGTTTTTGCTACCAACTGTGGTTATGTCTTTATGGATGGAACGGCATATGGTGCTACGGCTCGTCGACTAAGCTCTGATGGATTTTGTGATATTCTATACGCATTCGGTCTATTCAACAACGCCGTTCATTATGGTGGTGGATTTGATGAATTATATATTGAAGGATCGAGTGAGAGTGCTCAAATACTATCCGTTGGTCCAACTGCATCTGAGCGCAAGAAAATTGGCAGAACTACTGGAAATGAAATTAATTTTGCTAAATGGTTCAAGCTAGGCCCAAGAGCAAATGCTGGAGGTGACTCCGGATTACTCTACTATCAGGAAATGAATGAACTATTAAATGTTGTAGGATATGAGGGTAAGCGAATTATAGCTGGATATGGCCCAGATTTCACTACCACATGGGATCCAGGAAACTGCGTTAATGGTACGCCAGTTACTACAACACTCAGTATCCCAGCCGCGTTCGGTGTGGGTGTTTCACTCAGAGTTAAATTTTCTATTGGATTGAGTGGACTTCTTTTGGTAGCTTGGGTCAGCAATGCTTCATTTTCTACTAAGTGCACAATAACCATCCAGCTATCGAATCCAAATTCAGCAACTCCGGTAGATCTCGGTTCTGGAACTATAACGGTTACGCCGCTTAAGTAATTCCTCGAAATTGATAACGACCTAAATATCCAAGGAGGAATCGATGTCAAGACCAACAAGTAGAACCGAATTTAAAGAATATTGTCTCCGATCACTCGGAAAGCCGGTCATCAACATTGACGTAGAAGACTCACAGGTCGATGACCGAATTGATGACGCTCTGCGTTATTACTGGGACTATCACTTTGATGGTACGGTTAAAACGTACTACAAGTATCAAATTACTCAGACTGACCGGGATAACAAGTATATCGAGCTCCCTGACAACATCATTGGAGCTGTAAACATCTTTCCTATTGGCTTCTATCAGTCACAACAGGCAAATATGTTTAATGTTCAATATCAGATTGCTCTTAACGATTTGTATACTCTAACAAGTTTCGACCTTGTTCCATTCTATATGATGATGCAGCATCTGAATGTTCTTCAAGAGGTTCTCGTTGGAGTTAAGCCTATTCGATACAACCGACATCAGAATAGACTCTACGTCGATATGAACTGGCAGATCCTTGAGGTTGGTCAGTGGCTTGTAGTCGAAGCTTATCAGGTTATCGACCCAGATGAATTTACAGACGCATGGTCCGATCGCTGGCTTCTCCGATATGGAACGGCTCTTATAAAACGCCAGTGGGGAAACAATCTTGGTCTCAAATATGCTGGAATTACTCTTCCGAACGGAGTCAAGGTTGATGGAAAGTATATACTTGAGCAGGCTCAGAAGGAAATAGAAGCCCTCGAGCAAGAGATGATCATTAGCTACTCACTTCCAGTGACAGATATGATCGGATAAAACATGCCTACTAATCCATACGTCAATTTTTATACTGCGAACAATGAACAAACACTCTTTGAGAATCTAATCATCGAGTCAATCCAGATGTATGGGTTTGACACGTACTATCTTCCAGTTCAACTAGATAATTTTTCCGAAGTATTTCGAGAATCGACTAGCCGAACATTTAA